AGCGGGTTATGCTGAGTCTATTGCCTTAACTCATTCACGTAAAGCAAGGGATATTTTTGTATCAACAGAAATGGTACGATTATTTCCTGATATACGCCATAGACCTGAACGAGCAGGGCAAGAGGTGATTATTCCTGAGCGCCAAGCAGCCCATGAATGGGGGACAAAGCAGGGAGGCTCGTATTATGCCGTAGGTATAGGCGGAGGTCTAACCGGCAGGGGATTCAATATCGGGATTATAGATGACCCTGTAAAGGATGACGAGGAAGCCAGTAGTCATACAATCAGAGAGAAGGTTTGGGACTGGTATACCACAGTATTCAGGACAAGAGCACAGCCGGATGCCTCTATCATATTAGTAATGACCAGGTGGCATCAAGAGGACTTGGCTGGCAGGCTCTTAAAGCAATCACAGGATGACCCCACTGCTGACCAATGGAAGGTTTTACATTTCCCTGCTGTAACGGAGGGGCAAGCATTATGGCCCGAAAGATATCCCATTGAATCATTAAGGGCAATACAGTCTTCGATAGGTAGCAGGGCTTTTGAGTCGCTATATCAGGGCAATCCCACAATAGCAGAGGGTCAGGTAATCAAGAGGGAATGGTGGCGATATTATAGAGAACCTCCCCAATCCGAGAGGAAAATCCATAGCTGGGATACAGCCTTCAAGGACAAGTCCCAGAATGATTACTCAGTCTGCACAGTATGGGGTGAAGCACGGAACGGCTACTATCTACTGGATGTATGGAGAGGCAAGGTAGAGTTCCCAGAACTGAAAAGGGTTGTCATTGCTTTACACGATAGAGACAAACCCGATGTGGTGATAGTAGAGGACAAGGCAAGCGGGCAGTCTCTTATTCAGGAGATACAAAGGGATACACGGATACCCGTCTTGCCCGTTAAAGTAGATAGAGACAAGGTTGCTAGGGCTTATGCAGCCACGCCGATGATAGAGGCTGGCAAAGTTTATCTACCTGAGTCTGCCCCTTGGTTATTTGATTATATCGAGGAACTGTCCGCCTTCCCCAATGCTGAACATGATGACCAGATGGATAGCACCACTCAGGCTTTATCCTTTATGCGAGGTCCGGGTGAGCCGATAGAGCAAATAATAATCTATGACACCATGGATGCAGTCAGGGATTTGGAGTTATCATTATGAATGGAAGAGTAGCTAAGAAAATTCGTAAGTACAGTAAACGAAATTGGCTAGAGTATGTGGCGGTAGTAAAGAAATGGCCATTCATGGCACGCTTGCGTTTCGCCTGGTACATACTGTTCAAACGGACTTAACGTGGAGTTATAATGGTACTATTTGCATTTAGTTGTTTTTATTTTTGATTGGGTTATTGAGTATTAAATAGTGACAGGAGGAACAATGAATAAAGAAGGCAAGAAACCTATAAAAAACATTGCCATTAATCTTAACTTTCGCATCAACCCAGTTAGACTTAAAATGGCATTAGAGGATGGAGTATATCAAGCACTTACATCATCTTCAAAGATAGCAACCAGTAATGAGGATGTGAACTCTCGGAGAACTAAGCCCATTTGATTTACTGCACTTTGGTGTGGGGTTGGGCGATTAGAAACTAACTCCTTTGTTTTACCTAACTCGGCAGCCATCTCCTTTTTATTGCCCATCCCCAGTCACATTCTAGCCATAAAAAGACCACCTGTCAATTCACCAACCAAATGCACAAAGTACCAATTTAATCAGTGGCGTGGATGATAGAACCTTGTGCCTATTCCAGGAATTAGAAAGACAATGGAGTTGTAATGGGAAAACAGGAAGATAAAAAACTGAGAGAGCTTTCACCCCAAGATGAGTTAGCTCTTATTCTCAAGGAAGCTACCAGGGCGGTAGAAGAAGACTTGGCGTTAGAGGATGCTGGCTGGATAAATCTCAGTGGTGCTACAGGAGATGTTATCACCTCAGAGGATCGTAAAGTTAATCTCAAGCTATCCCGCCTTTTTGCTCTCAAAGACCCATTAGGTAAGCAGGCAATAAGACTATGGACTGATTACACGTTCGGCACCGGTATGGTGTGGAGTGTAGATGAGAATAACAAAAAGACTAAAGAAACACTAGATAGTTTCTGGAATGCTCCAGCCAATAAAGGTGTCCTATCGGCAAGAGGGCAACGCAGGTCATCAGATAAACTCCTGGTAGACGGTGAGGTATTCTTTGCAATTTTTCTGGGACCGACGATTTCTCCTGTTAAAATCAGATTCATCGACCCGCTGGAGATAACCGAAATAATTACCGACTCTGATGACATCGAGGACGTGAAGTTCTACCGAAGGGAATGGGTAGATGCACAGAGCCAACCACGTACGGACACTTACCGTGATTGGACTAATATTAAAAACGAACCTGCTAAAGATTCAAGTGGCAATACTGTTACGAAAACTGACGATGCCCTGGTTTATCACTTAACGTATAACACCACCACGCAGAGAGGAAACCCGTTATTACTGCCGGCTTTAATCTGGATGAAGTATAATACCAAGTTTCTGGCCAGTCGTATAGCAATCATGTTGTCATTAGCTAAGTGGGCTTGGAAGCAGAAGGTAAAAGGTGGGCAGGCGGCAGTTAATGCGATTAAGGCAAAGACTGACAGTCAAGAGGTTGCCGCTGGGTCAATACAAGTAGAGAACTTAGGGGTAGACACAACTCCCATTAAAACGGAAACTGGGGGCCAGGCTGCCTATACAGATGGTCGAATGATAAAACTAATGTTTCACTCGGCTGTAGGTTTTCCAGAGCAGTATTTTGGTGATATATCCATTGGTAACTTAGCCACAGCCAAGACAGTTGAACTTCCTGTAGCCAAGATGATTCAGTCCTATCAGAAAGTATGGAATGATGCTTACCAGGATATTGACGAGATTGTTTTAGCACATAATAATGTACCCCCTGATAAGTGGTATGTAGACAGAGATTTCCCACCGATAACTCCATTGGATGTAGCTGAACAAGCAAAGGCCATTGTAGATATATCAGGAGTATTCCCTGAGTTCACTGATTCATCTGATGTTAAACAGATGGCTCTATTAACACTTGGTATAAACGACCCTACTGAAGTGCTAGAAGAGTTAGGGAAGGCGGTTGAGAGTAATCCTTCAGTCGCTTTAAAAAGGGCATTACAGCAATTCAGAGAGAGTATTAAACGGCACTATAACGATATGGCGGAATAGGTATGATAACAACAAAAAGCAAAGTAGCAGAATTTAGTGTTTCAGGTAATGTTCCTGTGGGGGATTGCTGTTGTTGCGAACTTACGGATACCGATGGTAACATACTTGAACACATTGACCATTACACGCTTTACAAATGCCAAAATCCCAAATGTAGTTGCTGGTGTTGTGAGGAGCATTTTGCTGGTGGTTTGTGTTACGGGTGCTTTGCTGAACAACGCTAGGATGACAGTAATCCCTAGTGCCGTTAAAGTAAAGTATTAAAAGTAAAGGAGTAGATGAAATGGCAAAAGACAGAGAGGCAATAGCAAAGGAGATGGCTATTGCAAATGGCTATGAATGGGAAGGGGTGGAAAAGGCAGTAAGGGATGCTTGGCTGGAAAAGGCCGATGCGGTTATTGCTACTTCCCCTGAACCTTTAGAAGAAGCGCTACCTGATGTATGCAGTAAATGTGGAGGTCGGGGTTTTAATGAACTGGAGCATGGATTAAATAGAGTATTCTGCGACTGTGAAAAGGGGAAGGAGCTAAGGGTAGAGATAACGGGAGAAGGTGATGACAACCCTAAATATTTAATAATACCGGAAGCACTGCCTAACAAGACGATTGATGAGACGATAGATGTAGCCCGTGAAATAATTAAGGCAAGCAAGGTGGAGATAGATGGCGACAAACGTAATAGCGGAACTAAACAAGACGATAGCTCTGCTGGAAGCGCAGATACCCGCCAACCCAAACAGCCCCGCAAACGAAAGAAGAAGAAGAAGGCTGGAAAGAGAACTAGCAAGTTACTTCCGGTCACTTGATAATGCGTTTCCATATCACAAGTTAGCTGACATATACAACCGGTATGTCAAAGAGAGCTTAACGTCTGATACTAATAACATACTCAACCCACTACTATCTGTGTTTGACGAGGAGTTGTCTCTTACTGTTGCTGAAAATTTAGCCGTGATATACCTGGCAGGATCGGCGGAGATGATAACGTGGGGGCAGACCAGCGCCGGTGTGCCAATAGCCTTTGAGGGACCGCCTATTAGTGAAGCGATAAAGTGGGCGGAGAAACAAGGTGCAAGATTAGTAACCCAGATGGACGATGAAACCAAGAACCGACTAGCTAAGATTATCAGTGACGGCATAAAAAATAAGCGTGGCATACCTGGTATTTCGAGAGACATTAGGGCAGAATTTAAGGATATGTCTAAATACCGTAGCGACTTAATAGCCAAAAGCGAAACACGGGATGCACTTTTTACAGCTTCACACGACAGAAGTGTGGAAATGGGTGTAGATGGCAAAGAGTGGGTGCTTGGAGCAGGTGGCTTAGAAGGTAACTGCCCAGAGTGTATTGCAAATGCTTCTGAACGAATCATTCCGATAAACCAAGACTTCTCAACACCAGAAGGTGATATTCATCCTGGTTGCACTTGCGCAATTGCTCCTGCGAGGTTAAGGAGATGACAGAAAGAATTGAAATCCAGAATCAGCAAGATATAGAGCTCAAGAAGGAACTTGAGAAGATAAACTGGAATCTTAACTATGGGTCTGTCAAGGTGCAGATACGTAATGGCAAACCGTCTTTGGTAACTGTAGAGAGGACAGTTAAATTAGATTAAGGGAGACAAAGGAGAGAAAATGAGCCAGATTATTATTAAATCATGTGTACATATGCATAAAGATGGGACGAGTCATACAGCGCTTCGCAAGGCCATACTAGACACAGAAGGCCACTTAGTTGATAAGTTTTTCCTGACTAACTACGGGGAATGGGTTAGAGTTAAGGAACGTGAATGTATACCCCCAGAATGTCTAATAGAGACATCAATCCATGACCCTTTACCTGATAATTGTTTATAGACTAAATTAGATTAAAGGAGGAACCTTAATGAGTAAAAATCTTAAATGCAAACAGTGTAGGAATGTACTTATCCGTATCGGCGATGATGGCCATGTTAAAGCCGAAGGGGTGGCACTTGAAAACATTCTAGGCTTTGCCCCAAAAGCCGGAGATATTTTTCGACTTACCTGTAAATGTGGCTTCAAAGTCATAAGTTGCACGCCTGATTACTTAGTAGAAGAAAAGATTTGAGTAAAATAACCAAATAGCGAAACTAGCCCAAGACGGAGGAACCTTTATGAGTAACTTAGCAAGGATAATTGTTATCGGGACACCGTTAGTAGATGAAAAGTTAATGAGGTATATTAATGTCTATCTTACTAAATTAGGTGTTGGGACATTTAAGCGTGTTGATGATAGTGCAGATGGTGGTAGGCCATTTGTGGAGGATGTTTGGATGGGTTGTTTCAATTATTTGCCACTTGAAGAGATGCTAAAGCAATTTTTACGCCATACGCAATGTGAACTGGATTTTGTGATACATCGTGAGCATGATGATAGGCCGTGGATGTGTTCAATTAATAAAGAATATATGCCTGTTATACCAAAAGAAACAGGTATTTAGAAGTCATTGTCATAACAACTGAATAACCAGCCCAACGGAGGAACCGACAGGCAGAAATGTTTGTCGGTCTTTTTTGTATTTCAGGAGGTAGTTATGCCCTTACCCAAACCAGGTGAAGATGAGGAAGAAAAAGTATTTATAGCTCGATGTATGGGGAATGAAACTGTAAAAGATGACTTCCCTGATAACAAGCAGCGACTGGCTATATGTTATTCACAATGGCGAGGCAAAGAAACCAAGGAGGCGACTATGGCAACAAAATTGAGTGATAAGAACAAAAGGAATCTTCTTCAATCGGCATTAGTCTCGGAATACGGGATAGAGAATAAATCACCTATCCCTAAAAATCTGGAAATCGAAGAGGTATTTGATGAGGAGCTTACCTATAGCGTTGATGGTCAGTCCTACAAAGCAAGCTATAAATTAGATGATGACGGTAAGCCAATATTGGGTGAACCAGAGAAGGTGCTAAAGCAGACAGTCTATAAGCCAATGGAATCACTCCGGGAAACATACTCCGAGATTATTCAGGAAGCAGGAAAGCGTAATGCTGTGAAGGATGCCGCCCGGATAAAGAAGATAGTTGAACTATGTCAGGAACTATTATCATCTGAAGTCCCGGAAGAGAACGAAATCAAGAAGGTTTCAAAAGAAGCTGCATCGGTTTTAACCTGGCTCAAAGAACAAGCAGTGATGAAGACTGAGGATGGTGTTCAATTCCCTGCTACGGCTTTTGCTTATGTCCCGGACCCTGAGAAGTCATCTACCTGGAAGTTGAGGTTATGGGAAGACCCTGAAAAGAAAATTACCCGAGCTCAACTTGGTAGAGCGGCTGCTGCCCTAAGTCCTGGTGGATTCAGGGGGCAGAGGGTAGCAATCCCTTCTACTGATTTACCTGCTGTTAAAAGGAAAATAAGAGCCGAATATAGAAAGTTGGATGTAGAGGATGAGGACATACCGAGGTGGGTAAAGGAAACTATGACACGGGAATATGTACTGAGCTATGTACCTCTAACTGAGGCTACATTCGATAAAGGCCGAGCCACTGTAATTGTTATTAAGCCTGGCTTTAACGCTGATAAGTCACGATATTATCCTGCCGAAATGCTGAAGCGGGATTACAAAGTATTCGAAGGTCAAAAGATGTATGCCGACCACCCAACAGAACAGGAAGACAAAGACCTTCCTGAGAGGTCGATAAAGAATACAGGGTGGGTTGCTGTGCTAAAAGACGTAACGTGTGACGAGAATGGAGTTATTACTGGTGTTGCTGAAATCATCGAGTCCTGGTTGATGACGAAACTTGCTACGCTGCGAGATAAGAAATTGCTCTCCGAGATGGGTATTTCTATCAATGCCGTGGGCAATGCTTCTAAATCTACCATCGAAGGTGAAACTACTCTGGTAATAGAAGAGTTTACAGGATGCAGGTCAGTTGATTTTGTTACTGAACCTGGTGCCGGAGGAATTGTCACATTTTACGAATCAGATAGAAACCATGATATTGACTTAATAGAGTTGTCTGGATTAAGGGAGAAACGCCCTGATTTAGTGAAGTCTATTGAGTCTGTAGTCAGGGAAGAAATAACCAAGGAGGTTAAAAAAGCAATGGAGAACGAAGAACTTATCAAGGAAAAGGACGACCAGATTGCGACTCTAACCAAAGAGCGTGATGACCTCAAGGAAGCCGCTGAAAAAGCAGAAAAGGATAAGGCAAAAGCCGAAGCACAAGCCGCTATTAAAGAGGCTGTAGATAAGGCCGAGCTACCCGATGCTGCTAAAGAACGTCTTATCGAGAGGTTCAAGGATGCGGAGTCTGCTGAAGGAATAGAGGAAGTGATACAGTCCGAGGTGGATTATATCGCCAAACTATCCGAGGCGGGCAAAGTGAAGGGCTTAGGGGCTTCAAAAGCTAATACCGATAAGGACAAGGAAGCCCTTAAAGAGTCCTTCAAAAAGAGCTATATTGCCCAGGGAGAAACCGAGGAAGAAGCTGAGAAAAAGGCTGAAACCGCTGTCTCTGGGCGCTAAAAGTGGGATAGTCCTACTAAGTAAAAATAACACGGAGGTACAATATAATGAGTCCACAAGGAGTTTATCCAGCAGCGGATGTCTGCGCTATAGGAGATGAAATATCCTCAACCTATGAAGGCAGGCACGTTACGCTATATGGAGACAACATTTCTCACGGCTCCCAGGTATCCTATGTTACTAAAGGATACGGAGTCTGGTTCGAGGAAGCGGTTGGGATGCCGTTTACTACACAGACTGCAGCTTTAGGCAATCCCCTCATGACCATAGACACCGAGGGTATTTGGTGCGTAGACGTGAAGGGTGAAAACGATGCAGGGGCTTGTACAGTCATCCCAGGTGAAAAGCTCTACATCAACATCACAACAGGGCTAGTCAGCAAAATCAATAACGTAGTCAACCAACTACCATTTGGCTATGCTCTTGGCACCGTTGCATCCAACGAAACCGAAAGGATTGCAGTCAAGGTTCACTTTGACCCCAACGGCTGGACTGACCGTGCCATGTACGCTACGTTTATAGGCGCAGTCTCGCAAAATGCGTTCGCCATAGACGTAACCGATGCATCAACTATTGCAGGAGGCATGAGCCGAGGTCTCGCTATCAACTACGACGTAACCGGCATACAGACCGGAACTGCCCAAATCAACGCCCTCTCCATTGATATGTCCATCGCTGATGACATCAATGACTGGATGATGTTGACACTTTACAATGCCGCAGTAGCTGACAAGAACATAGAAATCTTCAGCTTCATTTCCATGTATAGTGAAGACCTGGGTAATGATGTGGCTGCGAAGATGCTAATCGACATAGGTTACAACAGCCCCCATGCTCCTGCTGGTCGAGATACTGTCGTCAGAATACGAGAACACACAGGAGTGCAGACAGGTTCTTCATGGCTGTTACTTGAAGGCACCAATGCAGTCGGTTACATCTGGAACTTCAACGATGCTGCTGGCGCTGAAGCTGGTGGCTTTGTGTTGGAAGCCAATACCGACAACACGGCTGACTCGGACTACCAAGTTCGGGTTCGACTTGCAGCGGCAGGCGTTGACCGCTACATTCGCCTGTATGAGCACGGATAAATAAGTAAACAAAAGGAGTAAGAAAGTGAAACTAACAAACGGTGAAATCTTAAACGCAAAGGTGCCACTTCAACAATTAGTGGCAAACAAGTTCCCTGTCAAGACTAGCTTAGCATTGGTTAAACTTGTGCAGAAACTCAATGAATTTATGATACCAGTTGAACAGGTGCGAGCAGGGCTAGTAAAGACCTATGGCAAACCTGACGAGAAGAATCCGAACCAAGCCAGGGTATCACCGGAAGATGAAGGCTGGGATAAGTTCCGGGCTGAGTTTGATGAGCTGATGGCACAGGAGGTTGAGGTGATTTTTGATAAGGTGGAATTACCTGAGACGTTGGAGATTGAACCATCGGTCTTGATGGCTTTAGAGAAGTTTATCAAGGTAGAAAAATAAACTAGGAGGAAACTCTAATGGAACTAATGAAGTTAATGGAGGACTGGAGTGGTTATGTCTCTGCAAGTGATATTCAGAGACCTGAAGGGTATGAACGCAGGTTGACGGAGGTTATTAACCTGCTCTCAAATACCTCAAACCTTCCAGCCCATAAGCACGAATACCTACTCAGGGAAGCGC